TTTTTCTTCTTTTTACTGATGAATCCCCATAATCGTTTGACTCATTTAAGTTTCTAATTCTTAATAAAATATCTGCCAAACTAAATTTAATATCCTTAATTTCCTTATCTTTTGCAGCAACTGTTTCTTCTAATTGCTTAATTTTTTGAGCTTCCTCTGTGTGTTTTCCTATCATTTTATTTTCCCTCCTTTTAATTCTCTTAATAGGTATTTCATTTTTGCTAATGTTACAATGTGCCATATATAACACTTATGTAATTTATCTTCTGGCATGTGCTTTTACCTCTCTTTCCTCTAGAATTGTTTCAATAACTAATATTGCTATTAATCCTAAAACTGGAATTAGATATTCTCCTCCAAATCCTTTGTAACCTCTCCATGCATTTGCATAAGAAATTGCTTTTGGTGTAATAATAATTGTACCTACTATAATAAGTAACTCAATAATCCTTGAAATAAACTTTCCTTTGTTTACAACTTTCATCTTATTTTCCTCCCTCTAAAACTTTCTTAAGTAAATCCAATGTTGTTTCTGCCTTAATTCTAGCAGCCTGTTCTTTTTCGAACATCTCTCTAGGAACAGTGTTTTTACTGCCAACCTTAATTTTGTACCTTGTACCTGTTCTGATGTACTCGACTTCATGATTTGCTATCATTTGTAAGACTGTATTATGTCCTAAATTAAATCGTTTTTCATATTGATTTAGGCTTATCCACTGTTCTTCCAAAATACTCCCTCCTTTCTTGGTCATTTTTTTGACCATTTAAGGTAAAAAAATATAGTTTTTGTAATTAAGGTGTTTCTTTTCGCAATAAGCTACTAGATGATTGATTACTTTAGTGCTGTCATCTTTTTGCTTACCATTTAATATCATAGTTAGGTAGCTTCTATTTACACCAATCTCATCAGCAAACCATGTTGTATTACCCCTGTATTGTGACTCAATTAGCTTGTTTATTGCTTCAATATTTAACCTCATTTTTTTGCCTCTTCCTTTCTTATATTTTTTCGGTCATTTTTTTGACCAAATTCATTTTATTATATTAAATAAAAAAAGTCAACACTTTTTGTTAAAATTTTCAACTTTTTTTGTTGACTTTTTTGAACACTTGTTGTACAATAGTTTTGGGAGGTTTTATTATGTTTGATAAAAATAAATTTGCGAAAATTTTAAAAGAAATATATGAAACCTTTGATACACAGAGAGAGTTTTCCTCTAAAGTTGGTGTTAGCAGAGGTTATTTATCAGAATACATGAATATGAAAAAAGAAAAGCCACCTTCTCCAAAAATAC